GAGGAGGCTCCGGCGGCGGCGGCGGTGGTGGCGGTGGCGGTGGCGGCGGTGGCGGCGGTGGCGGCATCGTCAGTAAGATGATGGAGTCCCTGGGAGACAGTGGTATCTCCGGGCTCATGTCGGGCCTCAACAGCTCCACGGCCACCGGCTTCGGCGCCATCGCCGAGGGCATCACCGCCTTGTTGATGAAGCCCATCCAGCTGGCCTACAACCGGGTGGAGGATAACCGGGACGCAGCGCTCACGATGAGTGAGTACCTCGGCCCGACCGCCAACCGCATGGGGCGCAAGGGCCAGGACCGCATCGAAGAGCTGATCGGCATCCTGAGCGAGTCCATCCCCATCCGTGGGTCGATGAAGGGCATCCTCGGCGCTACCGACCAAGCGTCCCGGATGGGCTTCACCATTGACGACAAGTCGGGCCGCTCCGGCGGCTTCTTCGGCGCTGCCCGCCAGTTCCAGATGATGAACCCCTCGGTGGCCGCCCCGGACATCGTGATGGGGCTCGGCAACCAGATGAGCAAGGGCGTGCAGCGTCAGGTCATGCTGACCGGCGGCGCCTTCTCCATGCAGAGTTCCGGGGGCGGGACGAAGACGCTCCAGCAGTGGGCCGAGGGCGTCCTGCGCTTCTTCGAGGGCCAGCGCCCCGGCGCCAAGCGGGGGAAGGCGTTCACGAAGGAGGAGCTGGAGACCCAGCACTTCCCGGGCTCCAACATCGACGCATGGTTCCGGACCAATCAGGTCGAGGAGTACATGCAGGACGCCTTCTGGCAGTACGCCATGACGAAGGCGGCCTACTCGGGCAGCTCCCAGGGTCAGGTGGACTTCGACACGATGTTCGGCGCCCCCTCCGGCGGCTCTGGCGGCCCGGGGAACAACAACATCGCCATGGAGCGCCTGCGGGGCTTCAGCAACAAGGCTCGCCGTGACTTCACCCTGGCGTCCTCGGAGAACGTCCTCGGCGGCGGCTCGATGTACAAGCACTACGCCACCCGGGAGCGTACCGACGCTGGGTTCCAGACGTTCCTGAGCCAGTCCCTCGACTCGATGCTTGGGCAGATTGCTGGCTGGCTCGGTCAGGCGATGGACAAGGTCCCCACGCCCATCGCCGACATGCTCTACAAGCTCCTCACGCACACCGGCCCGTCGGTCGTGGGTGCTACGACGCAGGCGCTGACGGGCATGAGTGTCGCTGGGTTCAGTCTTGGTGGCGGTGACCCCGGCTACGTGGGTACAGGCGGCACGGCGTCCTTCGGGGACGCTCGTGGTGGTGCAGGCAGCTACGGCCCAACCGGCAGCGGTATGTCACACCTCACGCCGTCGATGCAGAATCGTGTCGGGGCCATGATGCGGGACAACCCGCAGCTCAGGATCGTCAGCGGCCATCGTGACGGAGGCACCCAGGAGCGCCTGCGCCGCAAGGGCGTAGGCAACCTCGCCCCCACCGGCCAGAGCAGCCACAGCCAGGGCATCAGTGCTGACCTCGGCCCCTCCAGCCAGCACGACTGGATCGCCAAGAACGCCCACAAGTACGGGCTCGACTCGGCTTCTCACCATGGAGAGAAGTGGCATGTCGGCATGCCCGGCACGGTGCCGGTGTTCGGCAACAAGGGCGCCCGTATCGGGGGTATCGGCGACCCCGGGGACAGCCTCGACGACGCCACGAAGCGGAGGTTGGTCTCTGAGGCTGCGGCCGCCAAGGGCTCTGCCCTGACCGCTGACGAGAAGAAGCGACTCTTCGAGCAGGCCGACGCCATGGTGTCCGGTGGGGGTGGTGCTTCGATCGGCAGCATCCTGGGCGCAGGCATCGGCGGGATTCTGTTCGGGGCGTCTGGGACCCAGGTGGGTGCTCAGGTCGGTGGGGCTGCGTCCGACGTGGCAGGTGCCGCTGTGGATGCAGCGGCGAAAGGTGTCGAGTGGATGTCGGCCATCGCTGCGCTGGTGGGTGGAAACTTCAGCCCTCTCATGGCCAAGATCCAGGAAAGCAACCCCATCGGGACACTGGGCAAGGGCCTGTTCTCGCTCCTCTCGTCCAAGTTCCCGGGCATGGAGCAGTTCAACCCGTTCACCGGCGTCTACGGCGCCTCCGGCGGCCAGGGCGTCGAGGTGGAGGGCAGCGCTGGTAGCTTCTGGAAGGACCCCAGCAGCTCCGGTGGAGGCTTCATGAGTGGGGCCGTCTCCAGGGCGGCAGCGGCGGCAGCGGCGGCTGGGAATGGTGGTGTCACTGTTGGTCAGAACTTCGCCGGAGGAGCCACGGGGTCGGCCAAGCAGATCGCCCTCGCCAAGCTCCAGGCCAAGGGATGGGGCCAGTACTGGGACGCCCTCGACCAGCTCGTCATGCACGAGTCGGGGTGGAACCCCACGGCCCAGAACCCCTCCTCGTCGGCCTATGGGCTGTTCCAGTTCATGGACAAGTCCCGTGGTGGCAAGAACGACACCTGGGCGAGCGTCGGCGGATCGAAGACCTCAGACCCCTCGTTGCAGATCGACTACGGCCTCAAGTACATCGAACAGCGGTACGGCAACCCTCAGAAGGCGTGGGATTTCTGGCAACGCCAGAGCCCGCATTGGTACGAGATGGGAGGGACACACTTCAACGGGCCGCAGATCATCGGTGTCGGCGAAGGCCCCGAGGTCACTATCCCGCTGAACCGCCCCGACCGCCTCAAGTCGTTGACCGACGCCTACATCCGCCCGAACTACCCCGGCGGCCTGGAGACGGGTGCAGCCGCTGGAGTGGCCCAGACCAAGATCGAAGTCCATATGCCTATCGAGCTGAAGGTGCAGGTCACCGGCAACGCCAGCTCGGGCGACCTCCGTGAAGTGAGTAGGGTGTTGGCCACCCAGGTTGAGCAGGATCTGGCCGATGTCATTGCGAGGCACGCATGAGGGTCATGAACCGCTACGTCCCCTCGGGGGTGTCGAGCAGTCCTGTCGGGCTGTCCTCGTTCGGCACCGTCGGCGGGATGATCGGCTCCAGCTCGCCGACAGTGAGTACCTCTTCTCGGCACCGGCAGCAGCAGGAGGTCGCCACCTTCATCGAGGAGTTCGGCCGGGCCAACCTTCCGTTCGAGACGAGCACGGGCGGCAGCCTGCTCCCCGGCGACCGCCAGCCCATCCAGCGTGGGTTCGTGCGCCGGGCGGCTCGCAACCCCGCCAACCCGCTGAGTGATATGTCCCTCCGGTTCATGTACAACCCGGAGAAGATCACCCGCCAGTACGCCAGCTACCTGGAGCAGGCGGCCATCGACCCCTTCAACACCGTGTTCCAGAGCGGCAACCTCGTGGCGCCGCCCTCGATCATCGAGTTCAGCTTCAGCCTGGTGTTCGACCGCCAGGTGGAGGCGACGGCCCGTGGGCCATGGACGAGCAAGGCCGATTGGGCCAACGTCGGCGTGCTCCACGACATGGCCTTCTTCGACGCCGTGCTCCGCAACGTCCCCCCGGGCGGCACCCCGAACACCGTGCCCGACAACGGCGTCATGATGGTGAATCCTGAGGATGTCACTGTCGTGTTCAGCAAGGACCTCACGGTCCAGGGCAAGCCCACCAACAGCCAGGTGCGCTTCACGAAGTTCCTCCACAACATGGTGCCGGTCCGTTGCGAGATGGATATCACCCTCCTGATCAACTACTTCGGCCCGCTCCGGGAGCCGTTCGGGCTCGACGCTCGCCAGCAGATCGCCGCCTACCAGGCACTCATCCCCTACGACACGACGCTCGGTGACGGCCTGGCCAACACCCGCTCCGTGGAGGAGGCCGTCCGGGTCTTCCGGAGCAGCGGCTCGGCGGCGAACCTCCTGGCGTCGGCCGTGAACACGAGCGTGAGCCAGGCGACCCCCTGGTGGAACGGCTCATCGTCCAGCACCTCGTCCGGCGGCGTGGCCAACACGCTCCAGATGACGACCCCGGTGAACAACACCATCGCCTCCAACGCCCTGATGGCGGCCCAGCAGCTGTTCGCTCAGTCGGGCGGCCCTCGCTACGACCAGGGGCGCCGGACCCAGCACGGGGCGGGGAAGCCCACGCCGTGGTATTGGGACTGCTCCAGCTTCATCTGGAAGGCGTTCCAGACGATCGGCGCCCAGGGCATCTTCGGGAAGTCCACCTACCCGACCACGGCCACCATGCTCGACTTCTGGAACAGCTCGGGGTGGACGACGGTCCAGAAGGTGCTGACCTGGCAGAGCACCTCGGGTGTCGCCGACCGCCTCACCCTGCTGGCCAAGCCCGGCGACCTGCTGTTCCGCCGCTCCGGCGGTGATGGACATATCGCTATGGTGGTGTCGGTCAGCCCCGGCCGGATCCGCACCATCGAGGCTCGGGGCAAGTCGGTCTCGCCCCAGGCTGGGGAGTTCGACAAGTCGGCCACCTCGGTGGCGTCCAGCTTCAACTACCTCCTCCGGCCCGCCCTGGCCGGTGCGCAGGGCATCGGGGGTGGGAAGTGAACATCAACAACCTCAGCCAGCGCCAGTTCCCCGACGCCCTCCCGGCGACGATGACGGCCGCTCAGCTGCGCCACACGGCGTCGCTGGAGCAGGACGAGTCCAAGTACGCCGGAGCCCCACACATGTGGCGGGTCAAGCTCGGCCAGACTCCCGTGGGCATGGTGCAGGCCATCGCCACCAAGGGGGCTACGCACCCGGTGAAGCTCCGACGTGAGGGCCGCCTCGGCGAGCACGCCATCCAGGACGGCCACCACAACATCGCCGCCGCCTTCGAGATCGACCCGCAGATGCAGCTGCCGGTCGAGTGGGAGGAACGATGAGCCTCAACCCCCAGCAGTTCCAGCAGCTCGACATGTTCCGGCCCGCCCGGGATCTTGTGGATCCTGCCAAGATTCAGATCGGCGATGCCTACCAGACCAAGGGCGACATCGGCGCACTGGCTGAACAGAAGGTAGCTGTGGCGGGCTCGACCGGGCTATACAAGGGCATCGCTCACGAAGGGGTCAAGGAGCCTGTGGGTGTGTATCACCTCAGCGGCTGGCCGGAGCACGAAGGTGCTACCTTCCGCAATGGTGAGTTCCTGCGCAACGGCCACCATCGGGCCTTCACGGCCAACGACATCGACCCTGATACTGAAGTGCCCGTCAACCACAACGACCTCCCGTACAAGTAGGCGCCATGGCCCTCTCCGCTGAGTCCCGCTACCAGGAGGCCGATCGGGTCTTCACCACGACACACACCTACTCCGAGCGCCGCCAGATCGACCTCAACGACGCAGGCGAGCCCCTGCTCACGGTGCGTGACACCCTCTACCGCACGCTGGTCTCCTCGACGGCCGACACCGACGTGCCCGACGAGATCTTGGCCCGGGAGGGTGACTCCCTCCAGCTCCTCGCCACGACGCTCCTCGGCGACCCCGGGCGCTGGTGGGAGCTGGCCGACGCCAACCCGCAGGTCCGCTACCCCTTCGACCTGAAGATGGGTGACATCCTGGTGGTGCCTGAGTGAGCACCGTCTCCGCTTCCCAGCAGCAGCTCCCCGTCTCAGGCATCCTGGTCGGGGGCGCAGCCGTGTCCGGGTGGACGCCTCGGGAGCTGGAGATCGACACCGTGGAGGGCAAGCACGACGTGCTCACCATGAAGGTGCTCGTGGCCGAGAAGGACCCGGCACGCTGGAGGGACAGCCCGATCGCCTTCAGCTGGGGCACCCGCAGCTCCGGCGTCGGCAACTTCAACGGCTACGTGAGCGCCGTGGAGAAGGCCCAGGACTTCCAGAAGAACCCGCTGGTGACCCTCACGCTGATGTCGGCCTCGTGGAAGATGACCGGCGGCGACCCTCGCTTCTGGGCCTCGCAGACCACCGAGGCCATCGCCAAGAGCGTGGCGGCACCTCACCGGCTCGCCGTCGTCGCCGACCCCAACGACTACCTGTGGCCCGCCTTCAGCCAGACCACCGAGTCGGATTGGGGCACCATCGTCAAGGCGGCCCACGGTATCTCCTTCATCGTGGCCGTCTACAATGGCGTCATCCGCCTCATCGACCCGCTCCGCACGCTGAACAAGGGCGAGGCCGTGGTGCGGCTCATGAAGAGCACGAACACCTTCGATGAGAAGGCGCTCCTGATCGACTTCACCCCGCTCGCCACGTCCAAGAGCGACCGCATCTCGCACACCCCGAAGTGGGCCTACCTGACCAGCGCCGGGACCACCCGCAAGGTGAACGAGGACGGCATCCACTTCCACAGCGATGTCTATATCCCCGACGCTGCCCGAGCCCGCATGCAGGCCGAGAGTCTGACCCGCAACGTCGATGCCTGGAACTACCGGGCCACCGCCCGGGTCCGGGGCAATGCCCGCATCAACGTGGGCTCGGTGGTGGAGGTGGTAACCGGCCTCTCGAACACGACGGTGGACACCAACGACGGCATGTGGCTCGTGGTCGGGGCGAAGACGATCCTGTCCGATAGCTCCTATCAGCAGATCCTCATGCTCGTCCGGGACAAGCCCCGACCGGCCACCCAGCTGCGTGCCGAGCCCTTCTGGGGCCGCCAGGCACGCCCGACCCTCCGGCTGTCCGGTGACACCTGGGTGTCCAGCTGGCAGAATGTTGCGTGATGGCTAAGTTCTCCACGATCTCGACCCGACAGGGCAACGTCACAGGCGTCTTCCGGATCCTCGGCGGGCGTGTTCCTGTGACCCAGGACTACGGCCAGATCGTGCGCCAGCAGATCGTGGACGCCCTCGTGACCAACGCCAAGGAGCGGGTCATGCGGCCGGACTACGGCGCCGACATCCAGAGCCTCCTCTTCGACGGCGCCGACTCCCTCGTGCGTGCCGACGTGGCGTCCACGGTCAAGGAGCGCCTGGGCATCCTGGTGCCACGGGCCACGATCAAGAGTGTGACACTCATCACCGAGCCCACCGAGCTGAGCATCCGAGGCATCGACTCCGACGGCAGGAACGTCGTGCTCATCGACGTGCTCTACGCTACGAGGCTGATCGAGCATTCCCTGGCGGTCGTGGTTCAGAACGGAGCAAGCAGTGGCTGACGACACCAGCACCAACCAGATCGTCCTCGACTACACGTCACGGGACTTCGATGCCACCCGTGCGATGCTGGTCGGCATCGGGCAGGGCATCTTCCCCGAGTGGATCACCCTCGGCGAGCCCGGCGACTTCGGCACGCTGCTCCTGGAGCTGTTCGCCCACGCCAGCGACGTGATGCACTTCTACATCGACCGGGTGGGCTCCGAGGCGTTCCTCGGCACCGCCCAGCTGCGCCGGAGCGTGCTCTACATCGCCGACCAGTTCGGCTACACGCCCATCGGCCAGCAGGCCGCCACGGCCATCCTGCGGGTCTCTCTCGGCGCCGACGAGGCCATCTTCACGATCCCCGCAGGGACCCGAGTGAGCAGCTCCGGCGAGATCCAGGCCACGTTCGAGACCGACATGGACCTGACCATCTTCCCGGGCCAGCTCGACATACCCCTCCTGGCCACCGAGGGGCTCACCGTCTCCGGCGCCTCGCTCGGGCTCAGCAAGGGCATCCCCAACGCCGAGTTCATCCTCCCCGACAAGGGTGTCATCTACCGCACGGTCGGCATCCAGACGCTGGAGGCGGGGCAGCTGGTGGACTGGAGCTACGTCGAGAACGTCGTGCTCGCCCGGCCCACTCAGAGCGCCTTCTCCACCTACGTGGACGACGAGGGCTTCACGCACGTGATCTTCGGCGACAACGCTGCGGGCCGGATCCCGCCGACCAACGTGGAGATCCGGGCCTCGTACCGCTTCGGCATCGGGGCCAAGGCCAACGAGATCCCGCCCGGCGAGATCAACACCCTGGAGCCATCGGCCCTCACCGGCTCGATCCCGGCCACCCTCAGCGTGTCGAACTACGACCACCCGCTCGGCGGCGCCGACCCCGAGTCCGTGGAGACCATGCGGTTCTCCATCCCCCGCACGAGCAACACCCAGCACCGTGCCGTGACGCTGAACGACTATGTGTCACTCACCATGCAGGTCCCCGGCATCGGCAAGGCCATCGCCTACGGCGAGGTCTACAGCTCGGTGAACGTCCGCATCGCCAACAACTCCGGCATCCTGCCCGACGGCGACAGCGACCTCACCGACGGGCTCACCGAGATGGGCCGCCTGCGTGCGCTCGTCAGCGCCTCGCTGGAGGACAAGAAGCTCCTGGGCTCGCACGTGTTCGTGGAGGACGTGTGGCAGAAGGACAACCAGGGGTGGGAGGATATCGTGATCTCCCTCGACGTTCACGTGGTCCCCGGGTTCAACCGTGCCCAGACCGTGGACCGGGTGCGCACCGCCGTGCTCGCCCTCGTGAACTTCAACGCCGTGGACTTCGGCCAGCGCATCTCCATCGGACAGGTGTACCGGGCCGCCACGGGCGTGGAGGGCGTGGACTACGTGGTGCTCACCGAGATGCACGGCAACACCGTGGAGGCCAACGCCGCCGGGCTCGTGTCCGACGTTCACACCCCCCGGAAGAAGATCCCCCGCATCCGCCCCGAGATCCTCGACGGCAACCTCGTGACGCAGGAGCAGGGCCTCTCCGTGACCGGCTACGGCGGTCTGGTGACCTGATGGCCTCCCCGAGTATCACCCTCACCCTCGACCACGACTCGGTGACGGCGTACCCCGCCGAGCCCGCCCTTGTGGTCGCCACGGCGGTGCCCGTCTTCAGCGATGGCGCCACCCTGGTCAACTACGTCTTCAGCTGGGGCGACGGCTCCCCCGTCGATACCGTCTCGGTCAGCTTCCGGCAGCACCAGTACACCGTCGCCGGGGTGTACACCATCAGCGTCACGGTCACCGACTCGCACGGGCTCCAGGCCACGGCCTCGAAGCTCCTGCGTGTCTACCGAGAGTCCCTGGCGCTGCCCGCCGAGCCCAGCGAGATCCCGCTCCGGCTCCAGCACACCCCACTTGACCCCCGGCGCCCCGCCTTCACGGTACGGCGCCCCTCCGGAACGTCCACGACATGAGCAGCCCCGACAGTTACCAGTGGGGCTATTCCGAGGAGCCCTGGGGAGGTGATCAGGTTCGTGGTGAGTACTCGCCGGAGCGCCAGGAGTGGGTAGAGGCATCGGCGGCCGACAAAGTGGTCCTGCGCCCAGACCTGGACCCCTACGGACCATGGATCCCGCCATCGAACGTGGTGTACCAGACCTACCCGGCGTACCTGCGCTTCCCGCCCGTCCCGGCGGCCGTGGTGGACGCCAGCGAGGCCCTGCTGGAGGTCAACGCCCTGGCGCACCAGCCCGACAAGCTCGGCGCTCTGGCGCTGCGCTGGGGCGTGGACACGGCCGACCTGTCCAAGTTCAGCTGGATGTGTGTCACCCGCTCGGGCTACGGATTCCCGGCCACGCCGAACGACGGCACTCCTGTCGTGCTGCGCCGCCGGAACGAGGTAGATCCGGTCTTCGACACCGAGACCAACCTCAAGCTCTGGGGCACCATCGACGCCAACCTCCAGCCCGGCCGGTGGTACTACTACTCCTTCTTCGTGAAGACCAACCCCTACGACTGGCAGCTCGTGAAGCGAGCGCACTGCCTGGTCCCGGTCAACTACGGCCACGAGCAGATCCTCTGGGACATGCTCCCGCCGTACTACCGCTGGGTGGACGACGACTCCTACGCTGGCGTGGGCAAGAGCCCGCTCCGGCGCCTGCTGTCGGTGATGGGCTACAACCTCGACTTCATCCGCACCGAGGCCGAGGGCGTCGAGGACATCTACTCGGCCGACCGGGCGCCGATGCAGCTCTACCGAGCCCTGGGCGAGCAGAACTTCGGCATCCAGCCCAGCTCGGCGCTCGGTGACGTGCGCTTCCGGCGGGTGACGGCCCGAGCCAACGAGCTGGCCCGCCTGCGGGGCACCGTCCCGGGCCTGGAGGCGTTCATCGAAACGGCCAGCCAGTATGTCACTGTCGTGACGCCGGGCCGCAACGAGATGCTGGTCAGCGACGACTCCGAGT